TTGGTTTGTATGGTAATGCATGGCATTGGTATTGGTTGCGGTATGGTCGTGCAATTTATCCTGTATCTATATGGGATCATGGCCATTGGTTTGACTAGCAATTGGTATTAAGTATGTAGGTTATAGGATAGGGATGGGTGAAAATTAAATTAATTTTGTAGCTACATTTGGAATAATTAACTTAATTTTGTAGCTACAATTAAAAACTTAAAAACAACACTATGGATTTAGAATTAATTTTACAAACAGCAGAAGAATGTTTAGCCCTTAAACCAAATTTATCAGACAACCCAAATGGGTATGATAAAGCAATTCTTGGATTAACCGATAATGGACAACTGGTTTACTCAAAAGAAATTATGGTTAAACTTTTAATGGAAGTAGATGTAGAGCTTTCGGAAGAAGATGCTTGGGAATTTCTTGAATTCAACTGTTTTTCTGCTTATGTTGGCGATCAAACTCCTATTTATGTAAATACTTATTAATTTATGGCAAAAAGTAAACCAATTGGAGTTAGATTTGACTTATATAAGTTGGATATGATTCAAAAAGAGCAAAATTTGACATCTGTTCAGCAAGTGGTGAATTATTTAATGGATAATTACAACAGAACCGACTCAAATTTGCCACATAAAGTTTTTGATGGTAAAATTAGCGCCAAGTTTATTCAAGTGCCTCAAAAAGAGCTTAAAAACGGCAATCCTGAGCCTCCTAATGGGCTAACTGGAATAGATTTGGCTATTTGGAAGTCTGAAAATTGGAAATAATTCGTATCTTAGCTAAAATATTATAACATGTCTGAAGAAAAATTTTCATATTTTGTATCTTATTTAAAAGATTCTTTTGATCAAGCTGTCGTTTGGCATCATCAAACTGATTCTTATGCAGTACATAAGGCTTTAAATAAGTTTTATGATGGTATTCTTGATTTAACAGATGGTTTAGTAGAAAGCGTAAGTGGCATACATGGTAGACCAATGAAATACCAAATTGACAGCCCTGTAGATTATAAAAATCCAGAACAGGTGGTTAAATATTTTAAATCTGCTTATGAATTAATTGAAAAAGAAAGAAAAGATATTTATCAAGAATCTTGGATTCAAAATCAAGTAGATGAAATATCTGCGTTGTTTGCATCAACATTATACCTATTAAGTTTAAAATAATGAAAAGTAAATTAAAAATGATGAAAAGAGCAGATGGCTCTTATTCTCGTAGAGGTTTATGGGATAACATCCGCGCAGCTGCTGGATCTGGTAAAAAACCAACACCTGAAATGCTAAAGCAAGAAAAGAAAATTAAATCAGAAGAAAAGAAATAATTATGTCTGGAGCTTGGCAAAGAAAAGAAGGAAAAAATCCTAAAGGTGGCTTAAATGCAAAAGGTCGTGCATCTTACAATGCAGAAACAGGTGGTAATTTAAAAGCTCCTGTTAAATCTGGCGTTAACCCTCGTAGAGTTTCTTTTGCAGCTCGTTTTGCTGGTATGCTAGGTGCTATGAAAAAACCAAATGGTGAACCTACTCGTAAAGCATTAGCTCTTAAGGCTTGGGGATTTGGTAGTGTTGAAGCAGCTCGTAAGTTTGCTAACGCTCATAAGAAATCATAAGTTCTTTAGTTTTATAATAGGATAAGTTTTTAACCATATTTTGTAAATCTTGCCTATTATAAGTGTAAATTTTAATCTTAATAGTTCTATTGTTATTAAGTATATTATTTATTTGATTATAAAAATATGGCAAGTCTTTATTGCCTCTAAAATTATTACACTCATTGCATATCCATACAAGGTTCTCAAAATAATTATTCCCTCCTTTAGATAATGGAACAATATGTTCTTTTGTTCTATAATTACTTTCAGTAAATCTTCTTTCACAATAACTACATCTTGTACTATTAAAATTAACTGACATAAAAATATTTATTAGTTACTGGTCAAGGATTTGAACCTTGAATGACAGAATCAAAATCTGTAGTGTTGCCAATTACACCAACCAGCATTTATTAAGCTGGGGGCTGATCTTCTAATATTTTTTTACCTGCATCAGACAAAGGTCTTGAAAATAATCTAAGCTTTTTGCCAGTGTTTGGACACACGAAAGTAATACCAGCATCTTGGTATGCTTTTAATACTATTTCTAATCCACCATCACCATCAGGGCTTGCCCCTATTACATGAGGATCATCATAATCAAACTGCATACAAAAATCACATCCTTCTGTATAAACTTGTATTTCTTTTGGTATCTCTGTTTTTTTCTTTGCCATTATCTTTTTATTTTTGTCATTTTTTCACAATGCGGACATTGTATTTCTTCTAAATATCTTACTTCAACACTTTCATCAAACCATTTAATCATATCAGTTTCTATAACTGCTACATGATAATTTAAACATGCGTCACAAACTATTTCAGCTACTTCATATACAACGCTAACCTCCATCATTTAAATGTTTTATATCTACTATTTTTACCTCCTCTCCGTCAAGCATTGCGTCTAATGTTAGCTCAATCATTTCTCTTTGCTCTGGGGTTAACAATGCAACTTTTTCATGGATTGCTGGTATAGCAAATATATCACTATTTATTTCTTTTTTAATACCGGATCTTACTTCTTCAGTTAAAAATGGATGGGTTACAATATCATTAAACATCCAATTAATTTTACTAACGTAAACTTTAAATAATTTTTCTCCTTTTGTTTCAGGATATTGCCTACAAAAATCCTCAAACTGTTCTTGAGCTAATTTTAAATTTTGAACAGCACTTATGATATTAGCACTCATTATTAAAGTTTAAATGCGTTTGTTCTAATTCTTGTAAAAACGTTCTAGCTTTTAGAACTTTATTTTCAATGCGTAAAATATCATCTTCACTTCTATTTACGTTAAACGTAAGTATTCTTTCATTAATTGATATATCATCAAATGTCATATTGAATTCTACCTTCATTGCTTCTTTGATAAATTCTGGACTTTCTTCTGAAATTACATCCATCTTTTTAAGTAGATAATATTTCTCTTGTTGAATAATGCTTTCTGGTGTATTGACTAAACAATACGCAATAGTAGCTTTTCTTGTGCCTGTAAGCCACATATAAGACTGCATTTGCCAATAGTATAAGTTATCTAACTTGTCTGGTATATTACCTAAGAATGTCCAAAGATCATAACTTGACTTTATGTCAATAATTGTATCGCCATTTATAATATCTGGCAATCCTGTTATAAAATCATTTTTAAATCGTTCTTCATTTTTGCTAAATGGTAATTTAAGATACATTGATAATAAATCAATAGAATCTTGTTCAGCTTCAATGCCTTTCTTCATTTGCTTTGTTTGTATATCTCGCTTTCTTCCGTATTTTTCAGCGATATAAACTTCAATTAAATGTTTTTGTGCAGTCTTTGATAATACTCCAGCTTCTTTATCTGCTTTAGTTACAGGTTCGGTCATTAAATAACCGACAGAGCTTGCTCTGATTAGTGTTTCGTTCCAGTTCATTAAAGTGTGTTTAGTTTGTTGTTATAATGTTCTAATAGTTCAGGATTGCTTTTGCTCATTAACTCCCAAGCTTTTAATTCCTCTTTCGTTTTGCAAGAGTCAATAAATGCTTTTGTTTTTTCAGCTAATGTTTGTTTTGATTGAGTTGGAATTATTTCTTGATAAATTTTATCATCATAAGGAACTCCACAAAACTCTGAAAGGTCTTTTAATCTTTTTACATTTTCAGAATGATATTGTTCTACTAAATCTCTTGCAATGTCAAGAGCTTTGTTTGCAGACTCGCCTTGATTAAGAGAAAATTCAACACCAATTTTTTCAGAAGAGTAATTGCCTAAATTAAATGTTCTAGTGTAGTTAACGGTTTGGATGTGCATAATACTTATTTTATTCTTGTTACAATTGTTTTTTCTTCAATAAACTTAATTTTAAACATTTTACTTTCGTGTCCTTTTTTCTTTTTAAGATTTGAAACCATAACCATAACTGAAGTATATGGATTATTTAATCTAATACTTTCGCTTAATTTTAAATCAGCTACCTTACTTGAAACTGATTCTGGATCTATTTTTCTTGCCATTTTATATTTTTTTGTAAAATTAATTTAATTAAATATAATAACCAAAATTAATTTAATTAAAAACCCTCCCAGTATAGAAATACAGGAGGGTATATTTGCTTAAAACCACCAATCTACAATTACTTCTGTAAAATTAAATAAATTTCTTTTTTACTAAGTTCAGCTTTGCCCTGTATTCTAGGATCAAAGATTTAAGCTCATCTCTTGTTGGTCTTACTGTCTGCCTAGCTGTTTCTCTAAGGTATTCAACTAATGCTCCATTCTCTTCGTTTAGTTTATTCTCAAATTCTTCAATGTTACCTGTCTTAAAGTAATTACATTCCATACATTGTGGTCTGCAATTAGCTTCCATCCATCTTGTTCCTAAATTTACTCTGCCCATAAAATGACCACATTGTATTTCAGCAATTTTATGTTTACCACCACAAGTATAACATTCTACCATACCTGTTTTATCTGCATATTTATTTCTTAGATACTGGCTGAATACATGGTCAAGATCTGCAACTAAGTTTTGAAAACTTTCTGAATCATCTTCAAATTCTTCCATTCTCTTTTGCGTAGAAACCACTGTAGCACATTGCTTGCACATCTTTTTAGAAAAATGATAATCAATATTCCCGCAACTAACGCACCTTTTCTTCTTCACTATTATTGTTGAATTTCTCATCTTCTTTTAGTTTATGTAGTTTATCGTTTATGAACCTAAATTTACCTATGTATTCACCTTTTTTTGTTACTTCAATTACCATGTCTAATCTCTTAGCCATTTCGTATATTAAATCCCTATTCTCAATCATAGGTTATTTGTTTTGGTTATAGGTTTGATTGTAGTATTGTGTCCAATGTCCACCACCTAACATTGATGATGTACTTCCATTTCTAAAAGCATCTGCTATCTGCTCTTTTTCTTTTTCAAGTAGTTCTTTAGCTTTTTCTTTAATAGTTTCTTCCCACC